TAAAATGAATTAGTCGTTGAAGCTACGCTGGCGACAAAATCTTTAGTATTTAATATACGAAGTTGATCAGTTATAATTGCAGCCATTTTGCGATAGTTTTTTTACTTATTTATCAAAGATTGTTAACTAGAATAATCTTGAGATTTTAGAGGAGTAACTCTACTAACCACTGCGGATGTAGAGATGCCAGTAAATCCGTTTTGCGTGTATGCAGTAAAGGATGTAACTGAAGTACCTGGTCTACCTCCGAGTGTTATTCTTCCCCATGAGAAACTTCCAAACAACTCACTCACACCCACTCCAGATAGAGAATTAAAACTAGAAACACTAGTTGTAACTCTAGCTACATATGTATTAGCAATACCAGGTACTGAAGTTTGTGCAACCGAAACTGCAGCGACTTCATATACATTATCTAGGAAGGTAGTTCCTATTCCTAAGACTGATCTATTTTGATAGATAGATGTTACTCCGTT